CGACTGTTGCGCGCAGCCCATAACGTTCCTTCACTGTGTCGTTGGGCTGCACATCGACGATGAACATATTCACGTAAGTCTTGAGTCGCGTTGTGATCGTGAGCGGAACACGCGCCTGCCTAAGATTGTCCAGCGTTTCAAAGCAGGAAATGGACTTCGATGGATTCCCTACCCACTGACCTTCCGCATATGGCTGAAGCACGTCAGTCATCAGCACATCCATGACCAGATGCGCGGGATCGAGGATGATGTGATCGGTGACGTTTGCATTATCTTGAATCGGATGAAGTGTCGGTCTCGCGCGTTGTGAATGAGAAAGGCGCATCACGCCATCGAAAACAAGATATTGAGGGACAGTGTTCGGACTGGGAGCAGCAGGAGAACTCGGCGCTATCGCTCCCGTTGATGTGCCGCCGACTGCGCTGTTTCCGTTCTGCGCCTGTACATAGTTTGCCGGAACGGTAAGCATGGTAAGCGCTGGTTGTGACCACTGCGGAGGTCTGAATTGTACGTCTTGACCTGCTACCTGCCCGAGCAATGCTTGTTGATTTGCAAATGATGAGGCTTGTTCTGCCGCAGATTCTGCGAACACAACAATGCTGCCCACACCTAGAAGCGCGGTCGATGAAACTTGCGGAAGTGAGATGCCGCCCATCTACTTGTATCCTCCCGCGAAGGCCAGCATCAATTCACGTTCCTGCTCTTTGAACGCTGCGCTCACGCCTTTCTGAATCGCCGCCGCATGCTGATCTGGCGTGAAATTTGGCGATGAGTTTACCGTGATGGATCCAATCGTTACCTGGCCAAACTTTCCCGCCCATAAATCGACATTGCGCGCATAGTTTGCTTCCGAATCATTGCCATAGTAGTTACCCGAGGGTGTTTGCAAGGCCCTTGCAAATTGATCCGCGGTGACAGCGGAACGGATATTGTTCTGAACGTAGCGCGATGAATTAAGCGTATCCGCATAGGCGCGTTCAAAATCCATGACAGACTGGAAGTTGCGGAATGTATCTGTCCCTGCAACTTTGATTCCCGCATAGTTGTTCGTTCCAGCGAAGGTCTTGAATCCGCCTGTCTCGGTTCCCATCTGGCCATAGAGAAGATTTGCCGGTATGCCCGTCTCGCGCGATACATCCAGTGCAATCTGGTGCGCATTGGCAGTAGGAGTTCCAGCAACGGTCGATGCAAGTGCTGCGGTCGAGATCGCCGAGTTGAACTGATCGCCGTAGCGCGTTCCGCTCAGCAGAACGCCGCCAACCTGATCCAGACCGTGGACTGCATTGATAGCCTGATCTGCGGCTGCATTCAAATCAGCCCACATCGTTGCGGAACTTCCGCCGCGCGTGGGCATATTCAGAAATGCTTTGCCGAGATCCCAGATGGCGCCGACACTGCCGACGCCAACCTTTTCAAGACCCAGCATCAGCTTGATTGCTTCGCCGATCCAATAAACGACATGCTCAATCGATCGCGCAAAACTCTCAAAAGATGCAGCTTTCGTGTTGATCGAATCATCGCCTGAAAGCGTTCCCACAAAGTTATCGAAGTCTACCGAGAGATCGAGCAGCACGCCACCGGTTTTCTTCAGAATGTCCCACGTCATACCCAACGCCGGAATCATGTGATTCACAATCTCATCGGACCATCGCGGCATATTGGCAAGCACAAAATCATTCAGCCGCTCAAGCTCAAGAACGATTCCTCCTTTGCCAAACCCCAGATGCTCCAGCAAATCGGCGGCGAACTTCATGCCGAAGTATTGGCCCTTAACCTCGAGACGCTGGAGTTGGAAGATCACGTCCCGCACCATCTGCTGCTGTTTTTCGTATCCTGGCCCAAGCATCAGCGCAAGCTGCTTCTGATCGTCGATGAGCATGTGGAATCGTTCTTGCAGTTCCTTGGTGCCAAAGAACACATCATTCAGCGTGACTCCCAGAACGTCAAGCGCCGTCGAAACGGAGCGATATTGCTGGATGCTCATCATGTTCTGGGTTGCGAGAAGCTGGGTCTTTAGATCAGCCTGGGCGAGCTTGTCGATATAGGAGATGAGCCCGAATCCCACCGATGCAAAGGCAGTTGTTCCTGCTACCTGGAATTTAAGGAAGGTGCCGACAATGCCACCGACATGGGACTGGACTTGCTTTTCCGCGCCTTGGAGGGCGCCGGCGAATTTATCGAATGAAGCCCTGTCCACCGACCCGGACAAAGACACGAGATAACTTTTGATCACTTCTGCCACAACATTAGCCCCCAAGTTGAGACGTTAGTGTTATACTTCACATTATGCGAAATTGGAGACTCGGAAATACCCAACGAAGGATCAATTTGGCAGGCAGGATATTTGATAGATTGACGGTCACGGAAACTGTGGAGCGACGAGGCGACAAAGTCTATTGGCTCTGCAAATGTTCGTGCGGAAAAGAAAACTTCATTTCGACGGCTCAACTTTTGCATAAAGGGACTGGAAGTTGTGGATGCAAAGGCACGGAAGCGCGCGCTTTGCGTGTGCGATTGAATACCAAGCACGGAAAATCTAAATCTTCCCGCGCCTTTCATTCGTGGTGCCATATCAGGCAGCGATGCAATAATCCATCGCATCCAGTTTTTGAACGCTACGGAGGCCGTGGGATAAAGGTATGCGATAGGTGGATGGAATCTTTCGAGAATTTTCTCGCAGATATGGGAGAGCCGCCCCCTCATATGAGTATCGAGAGAATCAATAACGATAAGGGATATGAACCAGGAAATTGCAAGTGGGCTACGGCGAAAGAGCAGGCGAACAACCGGGCCAAGCGCAGATGGCAAAAACGACCGTTGAATCTTTAATGCCATCGCTCAATCCGCCTTTGCCGCTCTCCATGCGCGGAAGTCGGCTTCGTTCTTTTCCTTCACATCTAAAAACTCGTGCGCATCGCACAAATCCCTGAAACTGAAAACTCCCTGAACCACGTCCCGATGCTGCCAAAGTCCAGCCATCACCGGGCGCCAAAGAAACCCATCTAGGGTTGGGTACTCTGTCCCTGGACAATCGTCGCCGGGGTCTCGCTCGAACTCGATCCGGCGCCTGGAAAAAAAGGGGCGATATTGAACGCCACACACTCTGTTGTGAGCTTGTAAACCAGCGGAGCATCGAATTCAAGATCGGCGATCGCGTATCGTCCATCGCTGTGCAAGATCGGCATTGCAATCTGCGTGCCCGTCTTGGAACTGTAGCGCCCGCAACAGGCGAGTGAAAGCTGTTGTACCTCGGCCAATTCCTCGCGGCTGAGTTGTTCGATAAGGAACTGGGCAGTCATGGCGAATCCGACTTCAGGGGCAACCGTTGGCGCTTCCTGCGTTCCGTTTGTTGAGTTCGCCGGCTGTGCTTCCTGATAGGCTCTATAGCGCTTGACGAATGTCGAATAAATCCAGCTTCCATCCGCTGCCTTCAACTGGCCGATGCGGTATAGATGCTCGCCGATCTGAACGTCCTTGTGATCCATGATCCCTCTTACTGATTAGCAATGTTAGCGGCAAAGAGCGTCCATTCAAGGTATTCGCCCTTCGCTCCATAGGGTTGCGGGGGCTTTTTCGAGAACGAAACGCCCGTGCAAACGTTCTGATCGCCGGTCACGAGATTCTGAAGATCAAGCGCGATCGCCGCCCAGTTCGTTGAATTGCTGTTGAGAAGTTCTGTTTGATGCAGATTCAAAGCAGTCTTCAAGAACGCATTGACTGCCGAGGTCTGCTGGCACGATACCTTGACGGTTCCATTCTGGCCAGGGGATGCGGAAACCATCACGGCGCTGTCCGCAGACACGTCATGCTCCGTCCACTCGTGGGTCATTTCCACAGTGATCTTGCCATCGCCGATATTGCCGCCAGCTAGGATGAAAGATCCGGCCAGCGGAGAGGCGATTGCCCCTGTGAGGTCTTTGAATGAATATGTCGTTGTTCCGTTCGCCATCTTGATCTCCTGTTACTGCTGAACCGAAATTCCGATTACGAAACTCTGCTGCGTTCCGGCTGTGATCACCCCAATGTAAATTGGCATTGATTTGAATAGCGCTTTATCTCCTGCGGTTTGAGTAACATAAGAAAGTGAACCTACCCAATAACCACTTGGAAGTGCGATTCCTGGGGTAAGTGCCTGCGCAGTCCCAGCTAAAAGTGTTGGGCCATTCCATACACCCCCGGCAAGGAATCCACGATTGACCGATCGTGAACATGCTCCGCGACATGCATTAAGGTCTAAGGCCTGTCCGGGATCGGTCTGCGGAATTGACGCAAGACTCTTTAGCACATTAAGAATTGAAATCTGGCAATCCGCAGCCAGCATGTCGAGGCCTTGAACGGTCGTGAAGCTCAAGCCGTTTCCATTGACGCCCTGATAGTAGAAATCGTAGCTGTTTGCGTAATTGTTGTAGCTGTTGCCATTGTTTCCGAATCCAAGGCCCGGAGTTCCGGCAAATACATTGATCTGGGCTTGGGTTAGAACGGTGGTCTGGATGCCGACAAGTGTCTTGGCCGCAATCGTAAAAGCACTGTTCGGAGCCCCGGTATTCAGGCCCATTGCTATTCCCAGAAGTGCGGCAGCGGCATAGACGTTATTCGGCGCGGGTGGAACCGGGACATTGCTGGTGCTCGTATAGATGCCCTGCACACGGCCATAATTGAGTGCCCTGATTGCCGAGAACACGTTTCCTGTGGTTCCTTGAAGCGCGGAAAGGCTTGTGGTCGAATAGATATATTGCATGGCCGGTTGCACGTTTTGCTCATAGGCTGCGATCGGAGCGACATCGGAATCTCCGGCGCTCGTCCACATGCATCCGTACCAGTTTGTGTTCGCAAGCCGGCAAGCTGTAATCGCCTGCAAAACCGTTTCGCCTACCGCAGTGATATTGACTTCAAGATTGATGCCCGTACTCGGTGCCTGTGCGGTCGTGGTCAGAGCATTGGCGACCGAATAGCCGGTTCCCTGCTGCCCGGGAATGAAGGCGACTGAGGTAACGACGGCCGCATCGACCGTGTTGAATATGCCTGTCACCTGGCCGTATCCAAATGAGGCGTTCGATTGTGAAATGAGGAAGGTATCGCCCAGCTTCCATCCTGTGCCGGCGGAGCTTGAATCAACCGTGATCGCAGCAATTGCCGTGGGATCCTGACATCCAACCCAGCCGTATTGCGGCGGCGTGACCGGGGGCGCATCCTGATCGAAATACAAGCCCATTGCGATGTATTCGGGATCGGTGGGCTGATAGCCGAGAGCGGCCATCGAAGACGCCCATGTAGTACCTGGAATGAGAGCAACGCGGGAATTCGCACCATAGGAAGGCAAGCGGCCGGAATTGCCGCCGATCAATCCCTGGTTGAAAGCCGGAACAGCTACGCCTGCGGGAGTGACTGAAACCGTCACATCGCATAGAATCGAAAGCGGTAAGGCTTGAGTGGCCATTTCGTAAGCTCCTACAAATCAACCGTTATTTCCGCAAATATCCCGTTCACATCCTCGAGGATGATGTTGGCGAGCTGGATGGCCGGCTTCACGAGCACGTCCGTCACCTGCTCATTCATCCGCGCCGAAAACCCTGTCCGCTCCCACCATTGGTTCTGGAAGAGTTCAGGCGTGCGGCGTGGCGTTCCGATAACTGTGTCGAGGTATAAATTCGACGCCTCAAGAATAGCATGAACGAAATCCTGGTAGAGACACGCCTTGACCTGGCGCGCGCGATCAAAGCTATTCGGGCCATAGAAGATGAAATCCGTCTGCCATACGCGCGTGTAGATCGTGGTTTCGGGATACGTTGGAGGTTCCTGAGTTACGGGCTGAACCTCGTGTGCGGTGTTGTAGCGATCAGGAACTTCAACGCAGCGCAGGAACGCAATGTCATCCGTGATCGCCCATGCAGGCTGGCCGGTAGTAGGCCAATCGATGCGCACATTGAAATACGCCTGCTGATCGGTCGGACCGCTAGGAGTGATCCCGAGACATTGCAGGGTGATGTTTTGAAAGAGAATGCTCATCTGCTGAGCGGTGAGGCCCGTAGAGGTCATCGTGCCCACGTTGGGGACTGCGTAACTACTCACCGCTCAACCTCGCAGCAATGGCCTTTGCAAAGCCGAAATCTCGCCAGGGCACGACAGCGACTACTTTGTAATTCTGGCCCCGCCATACAATTTGATCTCCAATTCCCGAAACGCTTCCTTCCACGTAGGTCTTGTACATGGGTTGCTCGGAGATGAATCCGAGCATTCCTGTAACTCTATCTCCTTCGGGAACTTGAGCAAGATCGTATTCGGTTGCTGGCTGCACAATCCCATAGAAAGGGATGGATGTTGTGGTGAAAACATACCCGCCTTCTTGCCAGTTTCCGACTGATCGATTCACGATATAGCTCTGGGCAAATGCGGCACTATTTGCAACTCGCGTGAGGCTGATTGTAGGCATTAGAACGCCACCAATCTGCGCCGATGCGATTCGCGCATTTTTGCTCGCGTTTCTTCAGAATGCGTTTTGCCTTTATGGGCCTCAGACATCCTCGCCCTGCGTTCGGCGCTCAATGTAAGACCTTCATTCCATGATTTTCCAGTGAACCATCCCTTAGAAGAAGCGGCGCGATGTTCTGGCGATAGTCGTTTACCCATATGGGATGCGGATATTTTCGCGCGTATTTCTAAACTCCTCGGACTACGCTTCTGTCCCTTCTGAATCTCTGACAGCCTGCGCCTTGTCTGTTCTGATAGATGTGTTCCAAGCATCCGCGCTCGAATCTTAGCACCGAATTCGGGTGACATTTTGCGACCTTTGGCCTTCGCTGCGCGCTTCGCCTTTGTTTCTTCAGATTGTTTCTTGCCCATCTTTGATTTAGATATTCTTTGTCTGACCTCGGGCGGCATGTCCAACGCTCCATCACCACCAGAAGTGAAGTTGTATCCTCCGGGGTGCAACGTTCCAAGTTCTTTAATCCAATAGCGTTCTCGCTCTGCAAGCACCTGTGGAGTTGCGCAGATTTCCAAAATCGACCAATCGAAAGCATCGAGGCCATACTTTGCTATCGCTTGACTAAAAACCGATTTGGAGCGTGGAACGCAATGCTGGCGTTTTCTCTTTTCCAGAGAAAATTTGGTTAAGCCCACATAGGATTTTCCGCTATGACGATGCGTCGCTATGTAGACGATCATATTGCTATAACCTCTTCTGTGTCTTCAAGAACCTCATCGATAATCTCGGTGATATTGTGACTCCAAGAAATTTCCGAATTTGGTGGCAATGCCGCAGCATTTCCTTGATGCGCCTGCCCGCCACGCTCTACCTGATGAAGTATAGCTCTGCGCATTTGTCCTGTGTCGATTCCGGGTCTGTCGCTGCCCTTGTGGGCGATGGTCGATGGTTTATTCGGCTCCCATCCGTTTCTGGGATCGGTGAACCAGCGTTTCGAGGCGGATTCCCCGATCTGGCCGGCGCGATCGAGATTCTGCATCATGCCGTCATAATCGCCATCGAGAGCAGAAACCGAAGCCGCCGCTATGTATTTTGCAATTAATGTTTTAGTGGGTTCGGCTTCGATTGCTGCCTCGATGACTACGCGGGGAGGTTGGCCGCGCAGAGGAGAACCATTTGTGAAAATGAAGAGAAGTTCTGCGTTTGAGATCGGTTTCTTCGCTGCTTCCAATAGCCTGCGCGCGAGCTTGCCCGGTTTCCCGCTCTTTGTGGGCTTGAGAAGTGACACGCGCGCCAGTAGGGATTCTTCCCGGTTGTCGCCTTCGGGAATTCCCACAAGCGCATCCGCGCCCTGCAAAGCTGCGATCCCATCGTAAATCTGGCGCATTCCCGGCCCGCTTGAACTGTAGCTGATATTCACAGCCAACCTCCGCCGCCCTGAACCTGTGGGCCACAGCCGCCGGCGCGCACGTAGATCGGTCCAGATCCGCAGAGCCGCGCCATTGTAGCCAGTTGCACACCGTACTGCGTGAGTGTCCAGGTTCCCCATGAAGCCAGCGTTTCGAGGATGGCAAGCCCTTGACTCACGCCGTCCGCACCTTGGGATATTGTGATTCCAGCTTGCAGACTATTCGCTACAATCTGGCTTCCGGTGGTTTGTGGCTGGCCTTCGGTCTGTTCCCAAAGCGTCAGGTAATGAGCAACATAGAGCGCCATCGCGAGAGGCCACTGCTCACGCCAGCGCGATTGCATAAGGCTGGCATAGGCGATATTGAGGTAAAGCTGAATCAGCGCCAGAGGAACTGGTGGCGCCTCATAGACGGAAAGCGTAATGGATCCCGCATGCGAAGGAGCATTTGAAAGCGTGATGCT